TCGGTCGAATCGACCTTGATGCCGAGTTCAGCAATAGAAGTCATGCGGGCTCCGTTATTTCGATTCGCTCATCACGAGCATGGCTTCTGCTTCCATAACGCGAATGTCGTGGAAGACTTCAGGGATTTCGCGCCGCTTCATGCCCAGCATTGAGGCCACTGGCGGCAAGGCGTTGTAGTCCAAACCTGTAGCGCCACCCATACCGACGCGCCACTGCGTCGACATCGCTTCGAACAGCAGGAAGGCCGGCCAGTTATCTGGCCAGACCTCGTACTCAACGTCGGGGATGTCCGCTTTGGTCAAGCCAAAGGCCGCCAGATCTGCATCTGATGGCCCTTGCTCGTACAGGACGCGGGCGGCGCCGGTCAGTTTCCCAGGCGGGCCGGCTGGTAGGCGCTCTGGTACGCGGAGAGTACAGCCTGAGGTGCGCCAATGCAGGTGGTGACGAGCGCAGTCAGCGACTCGTCCGAGAGCTTCTCGTCGAAGCCCCAGCTCGCGATGATGTCCTTGAGCTGTCCTACCTGCAGCGCGATCTCTGCGCCGGTCGCTTCCTGCCAGTTCAGCTCTTCTTCCTGCACCTTCTTGGCATGCTCGTCACGCGCCGCGTTCCACTTGTCGAAGTGCGCTGCCAAGGCCAGTCGGTCCATGTATTTGAACTCGAACTCAACGTTGACCGAATCGGCACCAACCCGAGGGATTGCAACCTTCGCCGTGAAGGTCGGATTCTGCGAGATCTTGATCTTGGCCATGGGTTACACCGTCGCTGCGTAACGGGTTGGACGGGAGGCCAGCGACAGGGTGATGGTCCGGGTCATGATGTTGTTGCGGTCGAGTGTTGGGGTGGCAGTGATGGAGACGTATGCGTTGTAATAAATCACCGAGCCGTTCGGCAGCGTCAAACGCAATACGCGAGGCGCTCGATCATCGTCAGCCGCTTCAACAGCCGCCACGTACGGCAAGCTCGGGTCGTCCGCCACGGTGATACTCATGCTCATCGGCGACTTGGTGGTCGGCAGTTGGCGGTCGTCGGATTCTTCAAGGAAGCCGAAGGTTGTGAATTGCTGCTCGCCGCCCGCACTGGTGCTGCCGGTGATCTGGCTGATTTGAGCCCAGCCACTCGCAGCACGAACCGAACCCGCACCTGCACCAGCCGTGTACACGACAGTGTTGGTGGTGTTGATGCCTTCCAGCTCGAAAGTGCCGGTGTCGGAATCAGCCACCCGGGCGACCTTATCGTTCAGGCGAGTCCAGCCGGAGTTCACAACGATGACGTCGCCATCGGCAAGGCCGTGCGCGGCAGCAGTGGCTACCGCAGGATTCGCGTTGGTGATGGCAGTTACAGGCTTCAGTGCACTGAAAGTCGCTGCGATTTCGAGAATGGAGCCGTTGGGGAGAATGGCGCTCATTGAGAATGTTCCTCTGTGCAGAAATGACAAAACCCGCTCAATGGCGGGTTCTGGGTTTGCCCAACGGGCGTATTAGTTGTTGTCGGATCGGTATTGGAACGAAGCCGATACCGTGAAGGTGTTGCCGTCTGGTATCCCGGGACCCGGGGCAACTGGCGTCATGACCAGCGCCACAAGCCCAGCGCGGGGAATACGCAGATTGAGCGGGAACAGCGCCGCCAGTTCATCAACGATCCCGCTCGCCTCGGTGCGGTACTTGCCGGAGGCCGTCACGATGTTGACTTGGAACACACCGGCGTAGACCCGGTGATCCCCGCTCAGCGTATTGCTCGCAGTGACCGCCGGCAGCGTGAAGGCCCGCAGGTACGTCTCCCCGGCCGCCGGCGTGTAGGTCTCGTTCTCGACGACAACCTTGATCGGCTTGGTGCGGGCCTTGGCCCAGGCCAGCAGGCGCGACTCGAAGGCCGCAGCAATGATGTTGTGGCTCATACCTGGTTGTTCCTGATGGCTTCTTCGACGATCTGCTGGAAGCGAGCCAGCGTTATCTGCACCATGCCGGCGGGTGCTTTTTTCTGGGAGTGTCCATACTCCAGCGGAATCGCGTACACCAGGTTGTTGACGATGTAGGCAACCTGTCCAGCCTCAAGGCTGCTGACCTGGGCGACGAGATTTGCAATGGTTTCGTGACCGGTTTTGTCGACCGTGTCGATACTCTGATTTGAAGGGGCGCCCACCGTGAACTGCCAGTTGCCCTTAAATCGCCCGGTGTCCACCGGTGACAGCCGGATGACCGACGTGCCTATCTCGATCACGACCTCGCGGAACACATCGTCGATGGCTTCCTTGGTCTGCTCCGCGAACGCTGCCAGGCTCTCAGCAAAACTGCCATTTAGCCCGCCGTAGCGGCTGGTCATATGATTCGCCATTACTTGCGCACCTGCAGCTCGAACCCGACCGTGAGGCCTGCGAAGTTCCACGGAGCGACGGCTATCACCGTGTAGACCGTGCCATCGAATGTGATTTTGTCGTTGCTCTGCGGTGTGGGCATGTCCTCGCCGGTCAATTGAACCGGCGATACCAGCAGCTTCACGTCGCCGCGCACGATCAGCGTTCCGTCGATGTACTTGCTGTCGTACTCCTCGCGGAAACCGGATCCATTCACCACCAGCTCGCTAGGAACCGGCGGCGCGTCTGGGTCGTATTCGCCGACGATCTCGCGGCGTAAGACCAATTCGAGCCCTTTCCCGCCCTTACTGCGCGGCGCGAGCATACGAGTTGCGGTAGCCTTGGCCCGGTCATAAATATCTGCCATCACTTCCGCCTTATCTTGTAGATCGCCGAGCATCGGCAGTTGGCGCGCTCACTCCAGCCAGCACCCAGCGCAGAATCGCCGGGGTAGCGAAGCAACGCACCGTTCGGGCTTTGAAATGGCTGATCTTTCTGCACTTCCTGCCCGCCCATGACCGAATGCGTGTGCCGCACCTTTTGGTCGGCCCGATCGCGCCATGTCTTCGTCACTGAGTCGCGATCAAGACCTTGAGCAATGAGCTGCTCATACACCTGGTCACGGCCAGCGCCAAAGGATTCCAGCGCCTCAGCCTTGGAAAGCATCTCGGCGTAGGTCTTCATCAGGCGATCAGCGTAGCGACCGGCGATCTTGTCCACGTCAGCCTGGGCGACTGGCGTTCCCGCCTTGATTGCTCTGTTAACGATCCCGTCGAAGCGGCGGTCCCGGCGCTTGCGCTGCAAGTACTTGCGCATCTCGTCAGGATTGCCGCCCAGGAGCTGGGCACGAGCATTCAGGACGTACTGGGCATAGTTGCCAGGCAGGCCGATGACGCCGCCTGAGCGTGAGCCCGTTTGAGCGCTTACACGACCCAGGAGATCAAGCGCTGCCTGGCGAGGCGAGCGAATCATCGGCGTAGCGCTGACTTCCACCTGCACTGCAGCAGGCTGTGCACTGGGCCACCCGACCACGCGCCGGCGAGTACCCATCACTTCGCGAATAGCTGCGCGCACGTCGATGGATGCGTTGGCGCGAATCTCTTCTGCCTTGGCCGACACCCACTTCTCAGCAGCGGGCTGCCTGGCATCGAACTCAAAACGCCCAAGCTCACGGGGGATCACGATCGCCTTAACCTCGAACTTGGCGCCGGCGATGAACACTGACCGCGCCAGCTCAAGGAATGCAGACAGCGCGCCCAGGCTGAGCAACGCCACCAAGCCCTCTTCATCCTCTTCAGCAATCAGCCGCTCAACCTCCCCAACAGTTGCCGCGCCGACCACCGTCTTTACCTGCTCCAGATAGGCCCGCTGCATCGCAGGCTCCATTCCTTCGATGGCCTGGATGATCTGCGCCGGGGTCATACCACGAACACCGCTGGCAGCGTGTAGCGAGCCACCAGCACAGGAGCGATCATCTCGTCGATGATGCTGATCACCGGCCTGACCGACGCCGCGCCATCTGCGCCTGCCGCAACCGAGAATTCTTCCTCGATCGGGCCGACCTTCTGGCGCTTCACTGTGGATGCGGCCACGAAGTCAGGACTCAGGCTTCCCGGCTCGACCAGCTCACGCAGTGCGGCTTCATACGTTGCCTGCTCAACCTCAACCGGCACTTGATCGGATGGGATTGCATGCCCCTCATAATCCTCAGCGCCAGTGCGCGGCCATTCCCTGGCTTGCCCTCTGCCCTCGGTCTTCACGCCGGGGAACAATGACTGCCACACCCCAGAAGCCAGCAGCTTCCGATAGCGGCCGTCGATGTAGACCGATGCCCGGAGCAGCGCGGCCTGCTTCGCCACGTCATCGCCGGTCCACGCGGCATTCGCGCGCGCAGCATGATAGGCGTCGGCGGCTGCGACGTTTCCGTAAAAGTCTGGCATCGGGATATCTCGAATAGGTGGAGCGTCATGCGCTCCGGTTTTTCGGGGTGTTACGCCTTGGCAGCAGCCAGTGCAGCCTGCAGGGCTTCCAGATTTGCTTCGGCGTCGAACTCAACGTTCAGGGCCTTCAGCTCGTCGATGACCTCCTGCTTCTTGGCCTGCTCGGCGGCGGCCTCAGCGTCCTCCAGCTTCTTGCGCAGGGTTTCGACTTTGCTGTTGCCAGCGGCATCAATGCCCAGCGCCTTCAGCTTGGCGAGCAGTTCAGCCTTTTCGTCGCCGGACGGAGCCTCGATAGCCTCAAAACTGAGGACATCGATTTTCTTGGCCTGCTCGAGCTCTGCCTCGGTCAGGGTCAGCTCCCGGCTTGCACCGATGCCGATCATCTTGATCGCGCCCATGGACCAGAGACCGCGCGGGCAGGTGCCGCTGTTAGTGACTTTCACTTTCATGACAACCCCCTTATGCAGGCTCGGACACGCCGTCCATGTACGCCATGGCGCCTGGCAGGCGTACTTCAACACCGCCGGTACGCGCGATGATGCCGGTCTCGAAGCCCATGATGGTCTTCTGATGAACCGGCAGCACCATGCGAGGCATTGGCAGGTGGAAGCGGATCACGTCCAGAGCGCGACGGTACGCGGCGATACGACCACCACCGCCAGCGCCTGCGGTCGACAGCGAGTCGGCCGTCAGGATGGTCAGCGGGCGACCGGTACGCGCGGTGTACACGTTGGAGGTGCGGAAGCGCTCCAGGATGGTCGGGCTGTTCGCTTCGGTGCCGACGAAGGTGGTCGAGATGTAGTCCATCACCTCCAGAGGCAAGGCCAGGGTATCGGCCAGCTCGACGTTGTTCGAAGCCTGAGGCACCAACTTGAGCAGAGTGTTGAGGTCGTTCAGGACCTGTTGCGGGGTCTTGTCGACGAACAGCGTAGAGCTGCCAGTGCCGGTTGCCGCAGCGGTGATGGTCTGCACGTTGGACTGGTTGACAAAGCCACGCCAGTTTTTCTCGGTGCTGCCGGTGGTGGCGATGTCGTAGAGCAGGCGCTCGGTGGAACGACTTGCCGACATGGCTTTGAGGTCGTTCAGGTTGCGGCCATACAGAGCGGCCTGATTGACCTCTTCCAGATTCCACTCCCAGCCTGAGCCGATCATGGCGTAGTCGTGCGAGCCTTCGCCCCACGAAACGTTGTTGAACGGCATGTCATTGGCGGCGCCGGACAGGAACTTGGCTTCGCCCGCGAGTTGCATGCTGTAGAACTGGGTGCCGATCGCCCACTGGTTGCCTTCGGTGACGACAGGCATCAGGTCGCGGTAGCTGTATTCCGGGTAGCGAGCTTCATATATCGCGGTTTCGATGTTGCGGCCCTGGGCTACAACGAATGGCAACGCTGCTTGAGCGTCTGCGAATGCTTGTCGCATGTTATGCGCTCCGGTTCTTGAGGGAGATTTCCACGATGTCGCCGGCGGCACCAGTGGTGTCGAAGAACGCGCTCGGGATCGGGCCAACAATGCCGGTGCCGGCAGCGTTGGTGTAGGTGTTGGTGGCGGTCACGTAGTAGACCGGATCGCCATCGACCACCGGCGTGCTGACC